ACTCACTTCTTTTTCGCTTTACTTAAAAACAACTTCAGCTTCTGGATATTCTCCCGCTTTACTCCGTACTTCATAGGTACCATCCGTGAAATGATTGTCCGTCTGTTGGGTACATCTCGCCATTCTGATTGGCGTAGTACTCTGGGGTTAAACTTCCGTAGAAGGTCAAGTAGCTGACCAAGCGCCTTCCGTAGTGTTCTGCCGTATCTCGCTCCTTTTGGATCAAGTATTCTAGGTCGCTCTTGTCGATCCCTTCCGAGTTCTCGCTTTGCTTCTTAAATACCCCTCCGTTTGAGATCTTGTAGGCTAGAAAGGGCAACAGCTCCACCATAGCGTAATGGACTAGCACATCTTGTACGTAGTCCTGCAGCAGCGTAAGGTAGTTTCCTGCTAGTGTTCCTGCCGAGACATCGTTCTTTAGCTTATCGTACAGGGCAGTACCAAGTAGGGCTTGGATGTGGATGTCCTGCGCAGTCTTAATAAACTGCACCATCTGGTCTCGGTCTACGTTACCCGAAACCCCTGTGCGCTTGACGATATCGTCTGGTGATACAAATAGGGCGTATGCCATACTTAATAAACCTAAAGAATCAGATGTTGCGACTATTTGGGTATGCCGTGTTCACGTGCGTATTCAGCCGTGTAGCCAGAGTAGTCCGATTCAATGGGTGCAATTGCTACCTCTTTGGCGTTCTTCGGTAGCTTGAAGCCTTGCCGTACCGCTTCGTTTACGTTGATGATGTCCGTTCCGTTTAGCGTTCCGCCTCCCCAAACCTTACCATCTTTCGTTAGCTTCTTGCGGTATACCCTGCGCTCCCAGCGATGGTAGCAGTTAGCCCCTCCCTTGTAGAGCCATACGCTATACGGCTTGCCTTGAGCCTCTGCTCCTCCGTTAGAGCTTAACGCCTCAATGTCCTCCTTGCGGTACACACGGGCTGCGTTCATCAGCGTAGAGCAAAGCACACGGCTTGTGCCGTTGGGTGACCTACGTGTTCCGATGGTATAGAAGTAGCGTACCTTGTAACGCTCCGTATCTTGCTCGCTCTTGTCCTGCGCAGCAAGCTCAATGCGTGAGTTCAGGTACGCCTCTACATCGTACTCAGCCTCCTCGTCATCGACTACTTCGGAATCAACTAGGTCGAAGTCCTTTAGTAGATCTTCTTCGCTTTCTCCAATTTCTTGGAGCTTGGCCACTAACTCAGCAGCAAGCTCCTCCTTCAGAAAAGGGCGGCCATCCCCTCCTCCTTTCTGCGACTTCATCTGCGTAATTACAGATGATGAGTTACCAGCGAACAATGCTCGTGCAACCTGTGGGTCAAACTGAAGCATCTGCACAAGGAACGTGATGGCTTGGTCTTGCGAAAGAACGCCCTCCTGTACGGCACGCATAATGTCCAGCGAGCTGGCGATCTGCGCTCCGTTGTAGGATGCCTCCTTCTGAATCAGCTCGGCCTGTGCCTCTGGAGCTACTGCCTCTGATACTTCTACTCCTGTTTCCTCTTGGATCGTTGCTGCGTCTACTACATCGATGTCCGTAAACTCGATAGGCGTAAGCGTTTCAAAGTACAGGTCAAGGTTGACCTTATTGTAGGCAAGGAGCTTGTCGATTCCCTTTAGGATTTCCTCTTGCTTAGGGCGGACTACTACGTTGTCCATTAGCTGAAACGAGTTCTTGATTTCGTCAGCGTTACTGCCTAGCCCTGCGTTATCCTTAATACCGAAAAGCATAGGCGAGGTAACCCGATGCGCAACCATAATCTTCTGCGAGGATTCACGGCTAAGAAACTCGTACTGCAGGTGGGCTTCCGATAGCGTTACAGGCTCGATCGTAGCTGCCTTCTGCGAATCATCGTTAAACGCAAGGATGTACTTGCCTGCGTTGTTGCTACCGCTCCACTTCTGACGGATAGCGAAGTCGATGTTGTCTTGCTCCTCCTGCGGGGGGATCCCGTTGTTGAAGTTGATGATCATCGAGGGCGCAAGGCCGTTCTTGATATTGTTGATGTGGTAGTTGGCGATTTCCTCCTCAAGCTCAGCATACGGCAAGCCACCTTGATAGTCAACTGGGGAGTAGTAATACGAGCCACTACGATAGGGGCGGATGTAGAGGATTTCTATTTTTTCCCCTGCTGCCCCGTAGCCGAACGCTGGGATCCTGTCGGCTTGGCTTTTGTTACGGACCTTCGCCCAGTCGTAGGCATAGTAGTAGGCCTCGATTTCACCTTCTTCATTACATTTCTCAGCACGAAGCGTCTCCACTGGTATGTGGTATACCTCCGCAATCTTGCTCTTATCTGCCGTATAAATAACTTGAAAAGCAGCATTGCCAAGCATATAGAAGTCATTGACAACTCGTTTTAATTGTTCTGGTGAAATGAGCCTACGAAGCTCCATAAAGCCTGCCGCATTGTCGGAAGCGTTGCTTGCGTTAACCCCCTTGCCGTAGATCATATCTACGATCCCTGCAATTACTGCGTTATTGGTAGGGCTTCCGTTAAAGCGATCGATCAAGTACTCGAAGTAATTGTTATCATCGCCATACTCTACCCAGCTTAGGCGAGGGCTTTCGCTGATCTTAGGGCTCGTATACGAGGCTAGGTTGATTAGTTTAATGTTACTCGCCATATATAACAAAATCGTTATTCATTGTTTGTTCGGTTGTCGTCAGGACAGGCTGATACGAAGATAGTGTTTCGCCACTAGGTAGCATATAAATCTTATCGATAGCCAGCAACTTAGCATCGTCTACACCAAGTTCGGTTAGCTCAGTCGTTAGACAGGCTAGTGCCTCTATTGTCCCGTTGTCTAATACAACCCGATCCTCGTATTCGTTAGCTACTCCTGCTGCGTAACGCTGATCCTCGATGCGCATTATATACGGAACCTCCGCATCTAAGTTAGCCGAGTTGTAGGTAAAGGTCAGCTCCTTCGTATAAACGTTAAACGTAGGCGAGACAAGGGTATAGGTAATTACCTCACGGGTGTCCTTATTGATGAACTTAGCTTGGATTCGCCAGTAATCGCCATAGTTTGTAAGGCTATCGTTGCCGTACTTCCAGTTGCGGATAGGCAAAGTGATGCTCTGTTGGGCGTTATACGATAGGAAGATCATATATAAATAACCGCAAGTGGATACAAAGTGGGATATAGGTCAAAAGAAAAGGGAGGCTTTCGCCCCCCTTCTCCCATCCATTTGTCCTACTCCGTTCAGTAGTACGCTACAAATATAGGTTACGCACCACGAACAATCGTAGGCTTCGTACCAAGAAGTCCAGCGAAAGGATTATTTGCAACCGCACCGAGCAAGAAGTTTGCAGGAGTACGCTCTTGGCCAGTCAACGTGATGTTGTAGCCAGTAAGGTCTCCGAAAGCAGAACCCGTTACGATAGATCCTCCCGTTACTTCAGAGCCGTGCTCCAAGCCCATTACCCAAGCGTTGCCGTTGTTGTCCTCTACGACAACCACAGGCTTCGCCCAAGACAGGAGCTTCACTTCCTTATGGGTGTCCGCATCTTGCTTTTTCAGCACGATGTTCAGAACCTGCTCAAAGAAGGTCGTGCCGTTATCACGGCTTGAATTGATAGCCTGCTCAAAGTTAGACGTACCCTTTAGGTCGTAGCAGTAAGCAGAAACCGCAGCCGTAGCAAGCTGGTCAATGACATCCGTATCAGCAGAATCGTAGCTGATAGCGTTGAGGTCAATAGAGTTGATGAAGTAAACGGCATTCAATCCGCCCACTTGGTCTTTACAGGGCTCGATGCGCCCAAGAGTTAAAGTACAAGCCATTTTGTTTTTTAGAATTAAAAAAGGGGATGGGGCTTTGAAACCACCACCCCCCTATGGTTAATCAGTCAGCGGATTAGGCGTAGTAAACAACGTCAGCACCGAAGCCTACCTGTACACCAGCCGTGAAGCGCATTACAAAACGCACGTTCTTTGAGCCGTCAAGGTCAGCCATATCAAGAACCTTCACCTCGTTGTGGTCTGACAACAGGCCAGTTCCAAAGTAGAGGTTAGATTTTTGAGCAAGTACCATCTTGTTGCTTCCCATTCCGTTTGCGTGGAATACACGAACGCCATCAAAGAACAGATCTTGGCCGTTGAACCACATAGTACCACGATTGTCAACACCATTAGCACCTTGACCTGAAGCAGCGAAGCCACCCAGAGCACGTACGTAAGCCTTGTAAACATTCGTAGGAACGTAGAGGTGAAGGTCATCCTTTCCGTATACTGCGTTCGGTGCAGCATCAAGAACTTTACCCATCTCGGTCAAAACGTTGCTAGAGGTAATACCGCCAGTAGCAGCAGTTACATCGATAACAGTCGTATCGGCAGCAAGCAAGGTTTGGAATCCGTTGAACTCACCAGCGTTAGCGGTAGCACCAGTCCAGAGCTTTTGCTCAACCCACTCAGCTACTTTAGCAGCGTTGTAGCCGATGAAGTAGTCAACGAAGGTAGAAGGAAGTTGGTCGAATGCAGAGTAGCCCATTTGAATAGCTTCCCAATCGCTTTCGAAGTCGCTCTTGCAAAGCTGGAGGTTCACCTGCAGGAACTCGGGCTGAAGGATAGCTTCAGTCAAAGTCAAG